GTCATTGGTGGCCTGGTGGAAAGAAGAAGAGAGGAATCTACACTATTCCTATCGGAAATAGAGAAAAAAACGGTAGGAAAAAATAGTATTTTGTTAGATGCTTTCAGGGCTTACTCTGGGAAACCCCATGAAATTCAGGCTATTTGCTTTCTGGAGAACAACATGAATCCTTACATGCTGGCAGAGTTCGCTAACTGCTTTAGGTTCGAAGGAGAACTTGATTTGAATATTGAGTACCCAGAGGAGGATTCAATATTTGCAGATTGGGTCTAGAATATTTAAAGACTCATCAAAAGAAATGGAAGGTACAGTTCGCTCATGTGATTTAGAACTTCCGCTTCAATTTCAGTTTGCAATGCGGAAAGCTGAGATCCAAGCCAAAGAAATGACTTGGGACGAACTTTATGCAGCTCTCCTGAACCTTTATCAACGTCGATTGGTTGAATGGGCAGCACTCAAAGATGCGCTCGCAGATGAAAATATTGAGTTGGAATTTGATGTCCCAACTCAAATTGAAATGGCACGCCTAGCTGAGATGTTTGATTCCGACGATGATGACGAAGATGATGATGACGATGAAAGAGAGCTTTCAGTCTTCTAGTTTTTGAATTAAACGATCCAGGTACCAGCGGGCTTTCATTGCATCTTGCTTGGGATTTTCTTTATCCCAAAGCCTATCAATATACTTAATTACTTGCCACTGGAGACCACCAAGCACAGCATCTGGTGCAAACTGAACGGCATCTTCAATCTTGTCAATCGTTTCAATTTTTTTCTTTGAATTGGAATAGTGAGGTGGATGATTCACCATGTCAACTTTTGGTTGAGGCATGGGACAAAAACCATCTTTACATTCAATCACAGGTTGATCACTGGGACCAGATCCAGGTTCTACCGCTTTAAACCACGTCTTGCCAAGGACAATTCCTTCTCCTGTTTGCTCGGTTCCCCTAGTACCATGATTATGGTCTTGGGTTTCGGAGATCCTCCCGCTTTCAAGCTCTCTTCCATGCTCGGAATGTAACCCGTCAATCCACATCTTTTTTCTCTTCCCTCGAGTTGTAAATTGGAACGTTCGAGTCCCCTTTGGGGAACTACTAAGCCCCTATTATACATATCTTGAAGAGGAACGTCGCCTGTTTCGTTGCTAGGCCTAGGAACAAAATCTTCTTCTTCTAAATTTCGATCCAATACTTCATCGTTGATCAAAAACTGATCAAGGAACGCGTCTGGCCCTATAAGAGCACGCATGGTTATCTCAACAGGTTTCTTCAACTAAAATATTATCATGGCAAAATTTTTTGATCCCAATTACGATCCTCGCTTGACCTCTGGATCTTCCGGAGTAGAAGTAAGTGATTTGCGTCCAGAACAGGCAAGAGACGTTGACTTAAGGCGTTTAGACCCAGAAGAGCGTCCTTCCTTTTCTGATCGATTCAAGAACTTTGCCTATGAGAAGAATCAAGAGGATGCACAGTCCAAAATTTCTTCTTACACAAAAGCTGCCAGAGCTGCTGGAGTATACAAGCAACGTGCTCTTGTTGATGAACCAAAGATCAGGGGTAGGACGCCCAGGAATGAGGCCAATCTAGATGGGGTGGTACTCCCTAGCCAAGGGGATGAACTAGGCCCCGTGGGAGGCATAGGGTACGCACGGAAGCCCAGTCCATTTGCAGGTACCTTTAGAGGATTCAGTTAAACCTGACTGAAGACAACCTCTTTGGGCTGCCCTTGGTACTTACCTTTCCTCATCTGATAATCAACTTCGCATTCTTTACCGCGAAAGAAGAGAAGCTGGCAGATACCTTCATTTGCATAAATGCGATTAAAAAGACCTGTGCAATTACTAATTTCCAAAGTTAAGTGTCCTCGCCACCGACTTTCCGCAGGCGTAATATTTACCAGGATTCCCGATCGGGCATATGTACTTTTGCCGACAGCAACAACAGTTACGTCCTTTGGTAAATCCAGATATTCTTCTGCAACACCCAGGCAATATCCATAGGGCGGCAGCAGAAAATATTGACCCTTCTCATCTTCCAGTAATTCGGCAGGCTTGAGGATATCTTGATCGAATTCCTTGGGATCACAGTCACCAGACTGGACGCGACCAAAAACTAAACATTGTTTTGGCGATAAACGAATGTCATACCCGTAAGAACTCAAACCATAACTCAATAGACGCCTACCGTTCTCTTCATTGATCAATCGATCTTGAAATGGTTGAATCATCCCATGATTGATGGAAAGATCCTTGATTTCGCCGTCTGAAAGGATACTCATGTTTCAAGTCAAGCTTTGCAATACTAACAAGCGTCAGGCAAGGATACGACCCATTTCCCCGTAAACTTCAACGAAATGTTGCGTTGCATCCGCAATATTTTTTTTAGGTTGTAGAAACACAGCAAAGGAAGTACACGTCGGACGTTCCTTGATAAGACCGGTTTGAATGAAATGTTGTTTCAATACGGGTCTACTGCGGAATAAGCAGATTGGATGATCAAAAATATCCTGGCAGTACATGAACATGTCAGGAGCATTTGCAAAATAAATCCCTTGCTCAATCTCTCCTTTCCCCCATTTATGTTTCATAATCCTCCACCAGATCGCATAGCTGGAAGTCAGGGTAGGAGAAAGGCCTCGAGTCATCTTCCACCGCTGGGATTTGTGGTGCCAGAAGTATGAATTCTTTGGTGGAAACACATATACATTTCCGTGCCACTCTTGCTCATTTAATCCATCATCCTTAGGAGTAAAGAAGGTTTTAGCACCCACGTACTCATTAGCTTTTTTTGAACTAGCTGGATCCAGATCAATGCCATCCATGATGAGATGAGCACAGTCAATCAGATCATTGGAAGTGATCCATTCATAGTCTTCAGTTTTTTTATTGCCGACGAATGCAGCCATCAGTTCTCAGCAACTTTGTTGTAATTAATTTCAAAAAATCGAATTCCATCTGAGTCATTTATTATGTAACCAGCCTTCTCATCTGGATCAATCTTATCTACAACTTGGATAATTCTTCTGAAAGTTTCAGCGAGATCATCATTATTTGCTTTTTCGCATTCCTCTTGTGCATTACTTAATTCCTGCAGGGTAAGAAAGAACATTGACTTGGAGTTTGTCTGAGGCTGGAAGACCATAACACCAGGTCCCTCTGATTGCCAAAATTTATAGTAATGCTTCCCCATATCACCAAGGATCAGCTTTAGAGTTGCATCAAGCATCCTTGCTTTCGTGTCGTCCATCTCAGGACCGATAACAGAAGAGATCAATTTCTCACGTCTATTCATTTTTGAATCAATCCCTGTCTGATTAGTGATTCACGCATTTTAGCTAACGGCTGGTAGATAACAACATTTTTTCCTAAAACACCACGTTTTTTTACGAGCTTGCCATTCTCATCACGAATCTTATCAAATTCTCCAGCCCTGATCAGATATTCTGCCACACATCGCAACCTCCTTTTCAAAGGCAGATCAGCAGTTGGAAATTTACCACAGATAGTATCTGGTTCCATGGACTGGAAAGCAAGTCTTAATCTATTGGCCAACGTCATTGAGAATGTCGGATCCTCTTCTTCATAATTTTTTAAGTTTTCCAGGTATCTTTGCAGGGTAGGTGAATCAAAAGATCCAGATGGAGGCATGAAGATTTCGACTTGCAAGGCAAGAGACAAGGGTAGTATTTCAGCAAAATTCTTGATGGTCACATCCTCTATCGACCACCCGTCAAATCTATTTGCCATCAGTACCCCTGGATCAATCCGTCATCAAAGTCAGGAGTCTTTGGAACACTGGGATCTGGGATGTGAGAATCCTTTTCATCACGCATGTGAGAATTGTATTTCGGCTTATCCCTTGGCATGAAGCTCTTGTAGCTTGGTTCTACATTCTTGATAAAGGAACGGATCAGGTTGTTCCAGGGGATACGGATAATTTGTTTGTGAGTTCCAACACTGTTGATGTTTATGTAATGAATCCCATAGACCCAACCCTTCTCAGGACGCTTTTTCCCGGAAAGAATCCAATTACGAATCGTTTGATCCGATATGTTAAGCCTTCTGGCGCACTCTTCGGTTGAGATGTATTCATCAGCAAAAACCTCTGGGCTGATCAGATCTGTTTCATCATTTTTGTAACGTGAATGCCATAGGGTTGCGAGGATCATCCTGATTCCCCTCAATTCATCTGCGATGTCATCAAGTCCTCTTTTAACTCCGTGATACATAGCAACAATTACTCTGTTTAGATGCTAGTCTTTATTTAAACGTTTTGCATGATTTATGGAAGAGCAAATTCCTTCCAGCATTCCACCACAGCCAATGGCTGGTCAAATCACACCAGAGGCCCTGGAACAAATGAAGCAGCAGGCCAGAGAACTTGCCATTGCTCAGTACATGACTCAACAACAGGCTCGTGAGAAAGCTGCATACCAACAACCAGATCCAATGCCCCTGGAGCCACCAAGAAATATTAGTACTAAACGCTACCTTACGGTGGCAGAATTGATTTTGATTTTTGCAATTTCTATTGGTATTGTTACGGGTACACAGTTTGTTTGGAATCTTGTATCCAGTAATCTTCCCAAGATTGAAGTAAGGATCAAATAGTTTCTTCAGAGCTAGGGTCGCCTACAATCATTACATAGGCTTTGTTTTGGCATAAGTGGCAAATAGGAGGATCACAGAATTACCTGCGATTCAAGGCAATGCCTTGGCAGAGCAAGATCTACTTACTCTTGTTCGCGTATTCGAAGTTGATCCAACATTAAAAAATAAGAAAATTACTTTAAATGAATTCAGTAATTATCTTAATACAAAATATTTAACCCTTAGCGGAGGACTTCTGACTGGTCCTCTGATTATTGATAGTCATTTAACTGTTAGTGGCTCAACGGTTGTCAATTCTGTTACGGCAACAGGACTTGCTACTTTCAGTGGAATTTTTGTTCAAAATAATTTAACCGTAACAGGCACCATTAGTGGTACAACGATTACGGGTACAACAGTCAATGCAACGGATGGAAACTTCCAGAATCTCTCTGTCAGTGGACAGGACATCCAGGGGGATTTAGTTGTTTCTGGCAACTTGATTGCAGAAGGAAATTCTTTCTTTTCTTCTGGTGTAACAGTAACAGGAACACTGACCGGTTCGACAATCAGTGGATTAACTGCCAATTTTGAATCGGGAGTCTACACAGGAAGTGTTTCAGGTACATTCATTACAGGAGACACGGCCAATTTCACAACTGTCACAGGCGCGTCTGGGGTTTTTACTTCACACATTTCTGGTGCTGTAATTACAGGTGACACAGGACAATTCACGACTATCACTGGAATAAGCGGAGTATTCACTGATCAAATCTCTGGAGCCACAGTAACTGGAGATACGGGAGCATTCTCACAAATCTCTGGAATCTCTGGCATATTTACAAGTCATGTTTCAGGTGCATCTATTACAGGTAATACGGTAAATGCATCTACAATCACAGGAATCTCCGGTGTATTCACAACAAGAGTTTCTGGAGCAACAGTAACTGGTAATACGGCCCAATTCGCGACCATCACTGGAATCAGTGGTGTCTTCACATCACAAGTTTCAGGGGCAACAGTAACTGGGAACACAGGTAG